GGTAACGATAAAATCACCAGGCTTAACGCGGTATCAGATTTGTTTGCATCTGGTAGAGTGTGGGCGCCCAATACGAATTGGGCCGAAGAGGTTATTGATGAAGTGGCATCTTTTCCAGCCGGAGATCACGATGATTACGTAGACTCCACATCTCTGGCCCTAATGAGATTTAGACAAGGCGGTTACGTTCGCACCGCCTTAGATGAAGAAGAGCCTATTCAATATTTCAAACGCAAAACTGCGTATTACTAAGGAAACATTATGTTAAACGAGCCTATGATCGAAATTGAAATTGACGAGCCAGTGGGTATAGCAAGCCTAATAATTGAAGAGGAGGAGTCTTTTAAAGAAGAAGAGGCTTTTGATATTAACCTTGCCGAAACCATGAATGAAGGTGACCTAGGTAGCGTAGCAGATGATTTGATGAGCCTAGTAGATACCGACATTGCAAGTCGCAAGGATTGGGTGGAGATGTTCGTCCGTGGACTAGAGGTCTTAGGAATGAAATATGAAGAGAGGACTGAGCCGTGGAATGGGGCTTGTGGAGTCTACTCTACCGTCCTTACCGAAGCGGCGATTAGGTTTCAATCCGAGACAATTATCGAAACATTCCCCGCGGCTGGCCCAGTTAAGACTGAAATTATCGGCGCGATCGACAGACTAAAAGAAGAAGCGGCTGAGCGCGTTAGGGAGGACATGAATTTTAAACTGACTGAGACAATGCCTGAGTACCGCCCAGAACATGAGCGGATGCTATTTAACCTTGGCCTAGCCGGTGCGGCGTTTAAGAAGGTCTACTACGATCCCAGCCTAGGAAGGCAGACCTCAGTCTTTATCCCGGCTGAAGACATCGTTATACCCTACGGCTCAAGCGGAGCTAGAACAGCGGAGCGTGTTACGCACACCATGCGTAAGACCAAGAACGATGTCAAAAAACTACAGGTCGCTGGTTTCTATTGTGATATCGATCTAGGCGAACCCGTACAGATACACAGCGATGTAGAAAAGAAAAAAGCCGAAGGCCAAGGCTACACTTTAACGGACGATGATCGGTATCAAATCTACGAGATTCAAGTCGATTACGACATGCCTGGTTATGAGGATGAAGATGGCATTGCTTTACCCTATATAGTCAGCATAGATAAAGGCAGCAATAAGGTATTGTCGATCTATAGAAACTGGGAGGAGAATGACGAGCTAAAACTCAAGCGACAACACTTTGTTCAGTACGACTACATCCCTGGTTTTGGTGCTTATGGATTTGGTTTTGTACACCTGATTGGCGGTTACGCCCGCGCAGGTACTTCACTGATTCGACAACTGGTAGATGCAGGGACTCTAAGCAATCTTCCCGGTGGCCTGAAGACCCGAGGTTTAAGGATCAAAGGAGATGACACACCCATCGCTCCCGGCGAGTTTCGGGATGTGGACGTAGCGTCTGGTACGGTGCGCGACAACATCATGACTCTTCCTTATAAGGAGCCGTCACAAGTTCTAGCCGGTCTGTTAGAACGAATAACCGAAGAGGGCCGAAGGTTAGGTTCCATTGCTGATATGAAGGTCAGCGACATGAGCGCCAATGCTCCAGTAGGAACCACTTTAGCCATACTTGAGAGGCAGCTTAAAGTGATGAGCGCCGTTCAAGCGCGTGTTCACTACTCTATGAAACAGGAGTTTAAGCTCCTCAAAAATATCATCCGCGACTACGCTCCGATGGAGTATGAGTACGACCCACAGCACGGCAATCGTCTAGCCAAACAGGCCGACTACGACATGGTTGAAGTGATACCTGTCAGTGACCCCAACAGCTCCACGATGGCGCAAAGGATCATGCAGTATCAGGCCATCATGCAGTTGGCCCAGGGCGCACCACAGATATATAACTTACCACTGTTACACCGGCAGATGATTGAGGTTCTGGGAGTGAAGAACGCAGAGAAACTTGTCCCGATGAAAGAGGACGAACAGCCACTCGACCCCATTACGGAAAACATGGGGTTCTTGCGAGGAGAGCCAACACATGCTTTTATGTATCAAGACCAAGAAGCGCATATCGCGGCCCACACTTCGTTTCTAAAAGACCCGATGATTGCCCAGCAGATTGGTCAAAACCCAATGGCGCAACAAATCAATGCAGCAGTTCAGGCCCACCTTGCAGAACATCTGGCGTTCTTATATAGACGAAAGATTGAAGAGCAACTGGGCGTCCCACTCCCTCCCCCTACCGAGAAACTGCCAGAGCAGATAGAGGTTCAGCTTTCCCGGCTGGTGGCGCAAGCCTCTGTCCAACTACAACAGTTGAACATGGCGAAAGCTCAACAGCAGGAAGCTCAAGAGCAAGCGCAAAACCCAGTGGTGCAAATGCAGCAGGCTGAGTTGGAGATTAAGAAACAGGATTCTGATACCAAGGCCAAGAAAGTTGAGGGCGACTTAGCTATTAGGCAAAGTGAGTTGGAGCTTAAACAACGGCAGGCCGGAGAAGACCCTGAGATGATGGCGCAAAGACATCAGCAGGAGATGGCGCAGCAGCAGGCCCAGGCGCAGATGCTGCAAGAGAAGCACGCCCAAGAGATGGGTCAGAGCCAGGAACTCCACCAGCAGGGCATGGCCCACGGCGGTCATGTCCACGCCCAAAAAGCTATGCAAAACGCCTTGACCCATCGGCAGAAAATGACTCACGCTGAACGCGCCCGAAAGGAATCCAAATGACTGAGCTAGACGTACTTGAAAAGAAAATTAACGAGCATGAACAGGATATGACCACCGCGTTAATTCGCGGCGGCATTAAAGACTTTGGGGAGTACCAAAGAATCTGCGGTGTAATCTACGGCCTGAACCTTGCCAGACTTGATATCCAAGAACTACGGCAGACGATGGAAAATGACGACTAAATATATTGTTAGTAAAGGCTGGGAAGGTTTTGGAGATCGGCTCCAATGCCTGTCCTATTGCGTTAACTCCGCTCTTAGATATAACAGAAGCCTATATGTTGATTGGAACGACACCATATGGCAGGAAGGTTTTTATCGGTACTTTCATTTTGAAGATTTGCCGTTTGTAACGTCGGATAAAGATATTAAGTACTCAACCATATACCCTTCTTTTTGGAAACATAAGTTAATGCTTCCAGCAAATGCTTGGGTCTACGACAAAAAAAATGAATTGGAATTTGAACCACTTAAAAGCTTACATTATGAAGATGTCTGGGTGCATTCCGGCATAGCATATAGAGAGTACGATTTTAATCGGCTACCCAAACATCTGCGGTTAAACGACGATATTGCTCAGGAAATAAAGGCGAGGTTAATAGACTTTGATCTCCCCGTAGTGCATTTGCGCGGCACTGATAGATTGGTGTCTGAGTCTAAGTGGGTAGAGCTAAGGAGTACCGCCCCCACAGCATGGGTCATCTCGGATGATAAAGCATTGGTAGACCGCTGGATGGCAGAAAGTCCCGAGTCTAAAGTTTTTTCAAGCACCAAGGAGGGTGTAACTCACTTTACTGAAGATGTTAACAAGCATGAAATGAACCTAGCACTGCTAACGGACTTCTTTGCTATAGCGAGTGCAGATACAGCGTATGCTTTAAGCGACGACAGTTTATTTTTTAGCATGGCAAGATTATTAGGGCGTATCGGGGGTGCCCTTCACAACCCCTTGCTTAAAAAAGGAAACGTATGCAAGAACTTCTAATAGGTCAGACACTCGACCCCACCGGGCCAGTATCAGTGTTACCCAATACGGCGGAGGAAAAGGCCAAGCAGATTCCAGAACCGGCGACTTACCACATTCTTTGTATCTTGCCAGAGGCAGATGAGAAGTACGACAACGGGTTGATCAAGTCTGGACAAACGATGCAGTTTGAAGAACTGCTTTCTCCTGTTTTGTTTGTGGTCAAGATTGGCCCAGACGCTTTTAAGGATGAGAAACGATTCCCTAGCGGGGCCGCATGTAAAAACGGCGATTTCATTTTGGTACGGCCCAACACCGGGACACGCATCAAGATTCATGGGCAGGAATTTAGGATCATTAACGATGATTCAGTTCAGGCTGTTGTGCAAGACCCCCGTGGCATCACTCGCGTTTAGGAGCAGATATGGAAAAAACTGAATTTGAATTCCCCCATGAGGTTGAAGAAAAGACTTCCCGGCTAGGTAGTAAAGTGGTTACGCCTGAACTGAGATTGAAGTGGTGGATGACACCCCGGAAGAAGATCGTAATCGCACGCCGATGACGGAAGCTCCAACCGACCCTACTGATGAGGAGTTGGAGTCTTACACCGAGAGCGCTAAGAAACGGCTAAAACACTTCACCAAAGGCTACCACGAAGAGCGCAGGGCTAAAGAGACTGCAATTCGTGAACGAGAAGAAGCTATTCGGGCCGCACAGGTAATTTTTGAGGAGAATAAAAAGCTCAAAGGTTCCTTAAATCAAGGCCAGCAAGCTCTGCTTGAACAAGCCAAGAAAGTGGTTGCCAACGAATTAAACAATGCTAAGAAGCAGCATAAAGAGGCTTTTGAGTCTGGCGATTCTGATGCTCTGGTTAACGCTCAGGAGCAGCTAACCACCATCACAATGAAGTCGGAGCGGGTGAATAACTTCAAACCCGCCCCCGTTAAGGAGGATGTGCCTGTTGTACAAAAACAACAGCCAGTTGACGAAAAGGCTATATCATGGACACGGAATAACGACTGGTTCGGTTCAGATGATGAGATGACCAGCTTTGCCCTTGGTTTGCATAATAAGTTAGTCAAGGATGGGGTTGACCCACGGTCTGATGAATACTATGATAAAGTCAATGCTCGCGTGCGACAAGTGTTTCCAGAGAAGTTCGACTCTGAGGAAACCGCTGATGCTTCTACTCAGCGCACTACCAAACGGAACGTGGTCGCACCAGCCACACGAAGTACTGCGCCCCGCAAGGTCGTACTAAGTCAATCACAGGTGAATATCGCCAAGCGGCTTGGGGTTCCTCTGGAACTTTATGCTCGTAAGGTTGCTGAAGAAATGAGGAAATGAATATGAATGACCCTAAAGTTAACCGTATGGCCCGTGACCTAGAAACCCGCGACAAGTTTGAGCGCCCCACCAAGTGGGCGATCCCAGACCTATTACCAGACCCGACACCGGAAGCTGGATATGCGTATCGCTG